TAATTCTATATCAACATCTTTCGCACCTTTTTTCCGTAGATTGAAAGAAGATCCCAATGTGTCCTGGATCCGGTTTTCAATCTGTGAAGTTAAAACCGCATCATCCAGAATAGTATCATACAGATTGTACAAAAGATACACTGAAGGACTGTCGGTATTGTTGAAACCGTTCAGCGCCGCTTTCCATTTGGCGATATCCTGGCGCGTTTGGGTTACGGTTTTATCTACGAGCTGGGAAACCAGATTATTTGCGCGGGTTTTCGCTGATGCGTTCCCGGTTGTTTTCGCGGCGAGCTGATTTCTGTTATTTTGAGTTTTGTTATTTCGGTTTCTGGCCATGGTTTAGTTTTTTGAGAATGCTTTATAAAATTGAGAATCGGGGTAAAATCTTAAGTTATGCCGGTGAAAGCACGGGAACCCCAACACATCTACACCAACGATAAATACAATTGTTTTGCAGGCTTTTTTAATCTTATTCATGGTTAAATTTTTCTCTTGATCCGTAAATAAAAGGTTCTGTTCCGGTTGAATCATCCGTTTCCGGTGTTTCGGGAAGTGTGCTTAATTTGATCTCACCCCGTGCGAGCTGACGCAGCCAGGTGACTGCACGGTCGTACCGTTCTTTTGCTGTTTCGTAAATGATATCGGCATTGCACAGCTCAATGATGTAGAACTTTGCGATCGTTGCGGTCATTCTTACCAACAGCGCATTACGGTCGGTTCCGGTGGCTCCGAGAATTGCCGGGATATCCAGACGCGGACGGCCGTCGCTCCATTCGATGGCGGCTAAATAGGATCTCAGTTCCTCTTCAGCTGAGGCCATTGCCTGAAGCGGTATATTTTCGTCGCCTTCCGTGATCTGATCGATCTGGTAGCTGTAAATCGTGGTGCCTAAATCGGTTATTTCTAAAAACATAATGTTTGTATTTGCGTTAATATCTTCTGCTTTCGATCTGTCCGGACGCGTACGCCAGATCATCTTTTACCACGCGGGTATCAATCATGGTTTTACCACCTTCCACGGCATCTGGTCCGTCCATTTCTTTGGAATCTTTGGAAACTCCCAGCCACTCATCTTCCATCTGTACCATCATTGGATTTTCCTTTTCCTTTTCATTGAAAATGATGTTTCCGTCTTCATTGTCATCGGCCATATTTTCCAAACGCTCGAATTTGTCGGCCTTTTTGCGTTTATCTTCGCGAACGGGAAGTTTTATCCCATGTTCTTTCCGGTACTGCTCGAGCAGCGGTTTCACGACCTGCTGAAAGTGAGGATCCTGAAGACTGTTGTTTTCGATAAACATTTTTTTTGCATCGATGCCGCCGCGGTCCAGGTAATTGTAAGCCTGACCAATCCAGCCGACCATTTCTCTGTTGGTAGCTTTACCCAACCAAACCCGGTAGATGTAATATTTACCCTCGAAAAGTCCAATGATAATAACAGCCTTTGATGAAGAGTTTTTCTCGCGGTTATTCGATGGTGAAGAATCGACGTAAGTCACGACCTTTTCACATTTTTTCAGCGGCGGACATTTTCCGTAAACGATCTGTTTGAAGGTGTCACCTTCCGCAGACGGGTTATTGTAGTATTCCTTCTGTTCGGCTTTCTTAGAGATCTTCCGTTTGCCTTTGGAATTATAGAACATCGCCCGGATCATTTCAGGCGTGTTTTTCGCCCACGTAGGTTTTCCGGCTTTGTCGGTTAAGTTCACAATATCCCAACAGTCCGCGAGTTCGCCCATGATGGTGATGGTGCAATACTTGTGAATGATGTTACCATTAATAATCACCAGTAACGGAACTGAAACAGAACGCGTTGGAATAACCGCTTCCTGGATCCAGTCGGTATCTGCTTTCACGCGGTCTTTATTCCGGCATTTTTCGTCGGTATCAAAGTCATCGATAATAATCGCGTCCGGACGTGCAGCATCGTTCCGGGTTCCCCTCGGAGATTGGCCGGCACCCAGTGCACGGAATGAAAATCCCCATTTTGTGGTAAACTCGTGATCTTCCCATTTGCCGACCTGGCGCTGCACCCCGTAATCGTTAATGATCCGGTTGTTTGATTCCAGGAGATTCTTATAAGGCAAAAGCAAACGTTTGGCGTTATCCTCGGTATTCGAGATCATGAGCCAAACCTTCTTTTTCTTTGTAAATGACAGATACAGTGCTTCCATCATGGTGCGCGCTGATTTTGCGAGCTCACGGGACCAAGAACGCACTTCCAGCCACTCAGGATTATCAACCACGCGTTTGGTGGCTTTCTTATGGAATGGTGCCGGTTCTGCCGTGTAGTACGATGGGAAATAGTATGCAAACCATTTTTCAGGATCCGCTTCTAAAGCTGCGATCCTTTTCTTTTTCTGGATCTCGCTTTCGCGAATATCAACAGGTGTACTTTTCGCAATATTATCGCGAAATAAGGACCAGTTTTCAAGATGTTTTTTATCCGACTGTTTTGCCATTATTTCAATTGCTGACGGATGAACATATCGAATAACTCACTTATTTTCTGGGACATCTCAAAATCAATTTCCCTTACGTATTCACAAAACGTCATGGCGATCTGTACGGTTTCGCCGATGGAAACTTCACCTTCCAGTTTATGGATGGCGTTGGTGATCTTCGCAATGGAATCCGTTTCCTTAGAAGTTGGGTAATTGGATAAAACCACCGGATCATATTCAGGAGCCTTAAACAGCGGCTTACCTTCTTTATCCAGCTTAACAGGTGTTGTCATTGATTTGGTGACAATCGGCCGGTTTTCGATCTCTTCATTCAGCCTGGCTAACTGATCATACAGCATGGTGATCTGCTGGGCTTTGGTGGTCATTAAAGATTTCTTCAATTTCTTCCATTCCCCGTCATTCGCTTCGATCCAGGTTTTCAGCGTTTTTTCAGTAACGCCCACTTTTTCGGCGATTTCCTTCTGTGTAAGGTTTTTTTCAGTGTACAGGAACTTCGCGTATTCGCGTTGTTCGGTTTTCTTCAGTCCCATGGTTAAGTTAGTTTCCCCGCAAAATTGCCATTTTGGGTACCGCTGTGAAATAATGTGTACAGCTTCTTTACAATGTTGCTCAGTTTCTGTACAACATTGCTCAGTTTCTGTACAACTATTTTCTGCACTGAAATTACCTGCGGATGTTTGTGCTTTAAATCTGACAAAAAAGATGTCAAGACACAAATTCGTACTTAATGATGAAACAAAAGTAAATCAGTTTGGTTTCCGCGTTTCCAACGCTGGATTAGATCTGGACCGCTTCCGGGCGAATCCGGTAATTCTGGATAATCACAGTAATTCCAATTTCTCTGTTATAGGCAGATGGGAGAATATTCAGATTGAAGGTAACCTGTTAACGGCTGAAGCTGTTTTCGATGACGGAGATCCCAACGCAAAAGAGATCGGGCGGAAAGTAGAAGCAGGTTTCATTAAAGGTTCCAGCTTAGGACTGAACCCTTTCAGCATGAGCAATTTTGTGATTGCCCCGGATGATACTTATGACCTGGTAAGATCTGAGGTTCTTGAAGCTTCGATCGTGCCGATCCCCAACAACGCCAACGCTATTAAACTCTATGCTGCCACCGAAGACAGCATGAAGGAACTTCAGGAAAGTGAGATTTCCGAAATCCTTTTAATGGCTTCTGACTTATCAAATTTTAACCTTAATAATTCCATGAAAAAAATCACCCTTACATTATCCGCAGTGGCCGCATTAGGTTTGCCGGGTAATACCCTTGAGCATGATGAATCTTTAGTAAACGACAAGATCATCAATTTGAAATCTCAACTCGATGAGGCAAACCTGAAGATTAAAGGTTTCCAGGATCTTGAAAACGACAAGAAAGCGAAACTTTCCGCTGATACGGTGAAGGCCGATATCGCAGCCGGAAAAATTGACGCTACCAAAGAAGCTGATTTTATTAAGCTTCACGCTGAATTCCCGGACTTGTATAAATCTACAGTAACCGATATGCCTGCCAAAAACAAATTAGGCGCTCAGGTGAACGGTGGTCAGGTGGCGGAAGTGAAAACGATGGATGATTTCCAAAAGCTTGATCTTAACGCTCAGTTGGAATTCAAGAACAGCAACCCAGACGCTTACAAAGCACTCTTTTCATAATTCTTTCATTTTTTAAATTTTTCCAGCCTTCTTTTTGTGAAGGAGGCTGGTTTTTCAAAAAACTAATAACCATTTAAACCCTAAAATAATGCCAGCAAATTTTCCAGAAGTATGGAGCGCGCGCGTAATTCAACTTTTAACCACGCAAAACGTGGCACCCTGGTTGGACGGGATCGCGGAACTTGATACAGAAGTTATAGAAATGGGATCCGGTTCTGCCGGTGAGACTAACGTCATCCATCTACCGGTTGAAACTTTTCAGCCTGAAGTTCTATTGAACAATACCACTTACCCTATCGCAGTAGAGCAGTTCACTGATACTGAAGTAATCATCAAACTGGATAAATACCAGACCAAAGCAACTTCGCTTTCTGATGATCAGATCATGGGTGCATCTTACGCCCGTATCGATAGTGCAACTAAAGGTCACGTGACGCAGATCAACAGTACGAAGTACAGAAAAGCGATCCACGCACAAGCGCCAGCATCTGACGCCGCTAAAACCCCGGTTCTGAAACTTACGTTCGCAGGAACTGAAAGCGGC